TTACTTTCCTGTTGCCGTTAATTGCTCGGCTGTTGGTTGTGGGTTGCTATTAGTCCAGCTTTTAATGTAATCACCTTTACCATCACTGTCGTTTTGAAGGTGAATTGTGCCATTTGGCATAAAGTCTGCTTGAGTAAGCGTAGGATAGATTGCTAGAATTTGGTCGTAGAGTGCCATTATGCTGCCCTTATTAAAGAACCACTAAAAGAACAATATGCAAGAGTCATATTTGCATTTCCTTGCGAATAAATTTGAACATAATCAGAAGTCCCATTAAAGTAAATAACAGTAGAACCGCAAGCAGAACCGTAAGCAGTTGCTGTTGAAATCGCAGTAGCAAATAAACCATTTGCATAAGCAGAACCATTTTTATAAATAGAAATGTTTGTATACCCAGCAAGTGCATATAGATTTGACACAGTTGTATTTATTTGATAGTACCCAGCCACATTAGGAGCAAACGCATAAGCTGGCGTAGAAATCCCGTTTAATGTGACCGTACTTCCTGTGTTATTAAAACAACTTCCAGTATCAAAAGTTTTTGTGTTAAACACTGTATTTGTTTGAACTGTGGCAGTAATTGACTGTGAGCCGCTTTGATAAGCACTAAAAGCTGGCATATTGCCAGATACCATCATAGTACCTGTAGTATCAGGAATAGTAATTACATCTGTGTTATTGGTAGCAGGGGCTTGAAGTGTGACACTTCCTGTGCCTGATGCGCCTGCTGCTAAAGCTACTGAACTCATAATATTACCCACCTTTGATTTGAAGGAATTGTCACGGTGACTCCTGAATTAATTGTGATAGGGCCGACTGATTCGGCGTTGTATCCTGTTGTCAATGTATAATTTGTAGTTACAATTGCTTGGTTTTGCACAAACACTTGATCTGGGCCACCACCTGTTGCACCGCCGCCAATTTGACTCCAAGTGCTGCCGTTATATCCTTGAAATTCAGATACTGTGGTGTTAAAACGAATCATTCCAGTGGAAGCATTGGCGGGCTGTTGGGCTGCGTTACCGACAGGAATTTCTAACGCGCCGTTTGATAATACAATCAAAGTAGCGTTTGCTGCGTCCCATTTTAAATGTGAGTCTGCATTGGCGTTGGACAGAACTTGTACTGTACCAGTATTATCTTTGTAATACAGTATGCCGTCAACAATGTTAACAGCCAACTCCCCACTAACCAGATTAGCCGATGTGGGTACGTGACCAGCAACGTTGCTGTAGTATGACTGTATGGTGGTATAGCCGCTTTGTGCCATGTTTTAATCCTTGTATAGATACTGCAATACTTCTTTAGGTTTTACAAATCGGTCTGCTCGGTGTTCAGTATTCTCCCACCATAAAAATTGATTCTCTACTAAATAAGACCGATCTTTTAGTAAGTTGCTATTTTCTTTATGCCCAAATATCAGCGGATCAGATGGCCCCCACAACACAATCCCGGGTACACCTTCATCCCAAGCTAAGTGCTGGAAAAAACTATCTACTCCAATCCAAGTGGTACAATCTTTAAGCAGTGTACGTAACTCAGATATGTGTCGATTTTTTCTAAAATCATCGACAAGTTGTTTCTCACCCTCAATGCCAACTTGAATAATTGGCTCTTTTATCTTGCTGATCAACTCTTCCCAGTATGGATAGTTTTTAGGGTTTTCTTTACCATTGCGTAGTTTTTGGGCATACGGCGCTATGATGATCATAAATACAGCTTCCTATACGCATCCTCCAAACTACCCTTCCAGTTCCACTGTGCCATTTTGGCGTACACATTAAACTGTGTCAGATCGCCAAATAACTGTTCGGCTTCTTTTATTGATCTGCCGGGTACCACTTTAGGGTAACATGTAAAGACTTCAGCGCTAGGTATTGCAGGCAAAACGTGGCTAAATACAATGTGGTCGCCAAGCCCGCAATTGAGTACCACAATGTTCTTGCTACGGTATTCAATAGTGTTTTTAAAAATTTGCTCATCGTGCTCAAACATCTCCATTCTGGATCCATCTCGAATCCCACCTTGGGGGTTCTTTAAATGCCATGTTACTGCATTGGGCACCACTAACAGCTTGTAACCTTTATGATGCAGACCCCAACTAAAAAGTGTTTCCTCTCTGTGGGCTACTCGGGATAATCCCAAGTTATAATCATGCACTCCAGCACGATATAAAAAACTGCAATACAAATGCTCAACTTGTTTAACTTGCTTAATCAAACCCCACTGGATGTTTGGCTCATCGTTGATTTTATCAATAAGCCCAGTGGAGTTTAAGTAAGCTGGTTGGTGTGGTGGGTTTAGTACAGACCCACCAACTGCTCCTATACCATCGCCAATGTGTTTTGCTAGGTTCTCTAGTACATTAGGCTCTGGTACTGCATCATCATCTACACGCCAAACCCAATCAAAGCCCATCAAGTTAGCGCGTTGGTGGATGTGGTGCTGGCCTTTCTTCTCGGCAAACAACCACTCCCACTCAATACCCTTTGCACCAAGTTGCCAGAACAAGTTCTGGTACAATGGCTCATTGCGCATGTCCTTTGGCTCGTCGTTATCATCAAATATCACCAGCTTGTCAACTGGTTTAGTTTGGTTGATAATGGCACTTAATACCAAAGGCAATGTGCTAAAGTACCGCCCACGCGTTGCTACAGAACAGAGGATTTTCATCCCAATATTATAGCACAACCCAACGAGAACCACTTGAAACTGTGACTGTCTGCCCACTTGCTACCGTAATTGGGCCAGCAGACATCGCTGAATCACCGACAGCAATCGTATAACTTGCTGATACAGTTTTGCTGTTAACTATGATACCGTTACTTGCTCTGACTTCCGCACCAGTTAATAGGTTTGGTGTTGTGACGTTACCGTTTGTAGCAATGGTCAGTGCGTCAGTAGCGTTGTTACCAATAACAAAGTGAACCGCATTAGAGCTATATGTACCAATGGACAGGTCACCATTTTGTGCATACAAATAAGTCGCATTTGGTAAACTTAACGAGCCAGTTCCAACAAAGTTAGAACCATTGATACCAAAGTCGCCATAATAGGTTGATGCGTTACCAGCATTGCTAGATACAATAAAGTCAGCTGATGCCTGTGTTCCAGCGTTACTATTCTCTAATATTATCTGCGCGTAGTTATTGGCGCTGGTAGTAAAACTACCCATAATATTGATATCGGTGTAACTTAGGGTGCCGTAACTAAATGCTCCCATATTAGTTGCCGATGTGATACTGGCAGTCGCATTGACATAGGTAGAACTTAACAGCCCAGTACTTGGCGTGTACAGCAGTTCCGCATTGCTTGTGTAGATGGTGCTTGCTGTACCACTGGTTGCGTGCGAGAACAGCGGGTACACTGGGGTTGCTGTGGCTGTATCATTTGATAGGGTAATACTAGCTGCTGAACTTCCAGAATAACCACTAAAGCCAGAGTAACCGCTGTAACCAGAGACACCGCTGCCAGAATACCCACTATAGCCACTAAAACCGCTTATACCGCTTCCGGAGAAGCCAGATATACCTGAGTATCCAGAGTAGCCAGAAATGCCGCTATAACCCGAATAACCGCTGTAGCCTGATACTCCACTGCCACTGTATCCACTGATACCAGAGTAGCCACTAAAACCGCTGATGCCACTATAGCCAGAGTAGCCACTTACACCAGATCCGCTAAACCCGCTGATACCAGAATAACCGCTAAAACCACTGATACCACTATAGCCACTATAGCCTGATACACCAGAACCGCTGTAACCGCTAAATCCACTGATGCCACTATAACCGCTAAAACCCGATATACCACTGTAGCCAGAGTAGCCACTATAGCCACTTACACCACTGAAGCCAGAAAATCCGCTGATACCACTATAACCAGAGTACCCACTATAACCGCTATAGCCACTTACACCAGATCCGCTAAATCCACTGATGCCAGAATAGCCGCTAAAACCACTGATACCGCTGTAGCCAGAATACCCGCTGTAACCACTTACACCAGATCCGCTAAACCCACTGATACCAGAATAGCCACTAAAGCCACTAATACCAGAATAGCCAGAATAACCAGAAGTTCCAACAGCACCAGAAGCAGTAATTGTCCAGTTGCTAAAAGATGCAACACCATTTACATAAGTCATATTGACTGTTAGTGAAGTTCCTGTAAATGCGGTTATTAAGCCTTCCATAAATTGAGATGGCACAGATGTAGCAAATACTCTGATATATTGCCCAACAGCAAAAGCTGTAGTTGAAGCATCTAAATTAGTAGTAAAAGATTTGCTACCAAGACTTAATGAATTTGATCCTGTTGCAGTTAATCCATAATATCCCAAACCAGAGTAACCGCTGTAACCTGATATGCCACTGTAGCCAGAGTAGCCACTATAGCCACTTACGCCACTACCACTAAATCCACTAATACCACTATAACCAGAGTACCCACTATAACCGCTATAGCCAGACACTCCACTACCACTGTATCCACTAATACCAGAATAGCCACTAAAACCACTGATGCCAGAAAAGCCTGATATTCCACTAAAGCCACTGATACCAGAATAGCCACTAAAGCCGCTGATACCACTGAAACCAGAATACCCGCTGTAACCACTATAGCCAGAAAAACCACTAACGCCATTGGCAATTGCCAAAATGATAGCTTGGTTGTTTGTAAACGCTGATCCAGTGGATAGTACTAACGATACTGGAATTGTAAAATAGTTACCAACTTGGGTTGGTGCTGCAGTAATCTTCCATGTCTGCTGATTGGCGCTACTGCTTTGGTCTTGGATGACAATCTCTTCGGTTGCCATCAACAATTCTAAAAAGACAGTAATGTCTACGCCATTAGCGGCAAGTTTACTGACATTGAGCTGTGTTGCGCTAGTCTGTGTGGCATTATTCCACAACAGATAATCTGAACCCGGGTCACCGCTGGTTGCGCTGGTATTGGCTTTGTAAAAGTAGTAACTGCTTGATACACCGCTTGCACCACTAAAGCCGCTGATACCAGAATAGCCACTAAAACCAGATTGACCGCTGTAACCAGATTGGCCACTAAAGCCACTAATACCAGAAAATCCACTGATGCCAGAAAATCCGCTAAAACCAGATTGGCCACTAAAACCAGATATACCAGAACCACTAAATCCACTAATACCGCTGTAGCCACTATATCCGCTGAAACCAGAATAGCCCGACACTCCCGAGCCACTAAAACCTGAGTAGCCAGAGTATCCTGATGTTCCTGAAGTACCACTACCACCGGCACTACCACTGTAACCGGAGTAGCCAGAGTAACCAGATTGACCTTGTGGACCGATAACAGAACCACAATCAATTGTGCTGCCATTGGTTTCAGTAAGGATTAAATGTCCAGAACTGTTGATTGTTGCCGAAGTAAATCCGGGTATCGGCCCAATGGTAGATGTAGTACCATCAGAATAATAAAAAATAATGTCGTAGTTTGGTAACAAAGCTACCGAACTGATTAGTTTTCCGGGCGCAATGGCATTAGCAATTGCCGAGACAATTACTTGCTTTGAAATGCCATTTTGTACGATTACCGTTACTTCGTTACCAGTGATGGTCGTTGCTGACGGTAATCCCGTTATCGGTTGATCAGCCATGTTCTTTTATGTGTAAGTAAATCCGCCGTGAG